CTTGTGATATGGTCTTTTACTTGTGTGCCGTCTTCTAGTTGGTAATGACTTGGCTTGTATATGGGATCTGATACTAAGAAATCACCGTCTCTAGTACCGTCTGTGTTTAATTTATTATTCATCTATCTGGCTCCTTATAATCCATTTCTACATTTATAATCTCACTCATTCTGTCAAATACAAACACTTTAACTTCTCCTGTAAATGCTTTGGTTAATCCATCAGCTATGGCATTAGCATCTACTAAGTTGCCATATGTTGCTCCCGAAGTTTCCCAAGCGTCGTTATTTGACTTACGTGTTCCTATTACAAAAACTTTTTTATCTACTAAGTTCACAATGTATTATCTCCTTTAACTTATGAATTAATTGTAATACGCCATATATTGATTATCAAGCATTATTTAAAATTTCTTTTATTTCGTCAAGGGTATACGTCCAAATATTACCCATGAAAGTTCCTTGTTGGTTATACAAATAATCCAAAATACAATCTGGACTAACATAATCAAAATCAGATTTGAAAGTGTCTTGAATACCTAACAAGCCAAGGTTATCTCGCTCAATCTCCCAAAGCTCTAACTCTCTAAACTTTGGCGATCTACCTTTGATGTCGTAGCTGTATACATTTAATGTTTTCATCACTCACTCCAATATCTAACATTCTTATCCGTATCCCGACCCATCTTAACTGACCCGCCAAGTTTATTTAAATAATCAATGGCATATCTAAAGTCTCGCTGGGCTGTGCTTTCACTTAATTGGTATTTATCCCTATGCTCCTTGACTAGTACGTATTTTCCTGTTTGTAGTTCGGTGATGAGGGATAATATACGGTCTGTTTTGCTCATTTTTTGAAAATCCTCTCGTCTTCTGCCTTTTCCCGCTGTCTCCATCTTGGCTTATTATAACCATTATCAACTCGATCTAGTGCCTTACCGATTTGACGCCAAAAAACTAAATTTTTATGTCTCTCACGTCTAACTTTACTCATACTAATTTACCTCGTTCAATTTCTAAATGTAATCGCTTCATATCTGCTCTAATGGTTGACAATGATATGCCAATGTGATAAGCGATAACTTGAATATCCTTTTCGTTTGTGTGATTGATATATTCGAGTATTCTTAATAAACGTTCGTCAATCGTAGCTTTCTGTTTTTGTCTCAATCTGCCAAAGGACTCATCAAATCTCTGTTTTTGCTTAGCTTGTTTTTCATTGTATACTCTTGTTAGTGGTAAGTTTTGTTCATATAGCATTATAATTGCTCCTTTGTATCATCGTCTCTAATCGCAAACACTTTAACGCTTTTAAATGTCTTGCTTAATCTGCCAAATATCAATCGTTTAACCTTAAATGAAGCGTGGCGTTTGAGATAGGCTGGGTCATAATGATTACCTGTGTATTGGCGTGTTAATGTGAAATTACTAGCGGTGAGTTGCATATCAATACTATCCACATAATAAGTAATACCATCGAGTTCTACCATGTAAGCTATATATTTTGTCATTTCTTGTGACCTCCTTTAACTTATGAATTAATTGTAACACGTCATATTTTGATTGTCAACACTTTTTGCAAAATAAAAAAGCCAATTTATTAAATCAGCTTTTAAATATTTATTTAAGTCCACCTAGTGCGTTGATAATACTTTCTGTATTCTTCCTAGTCATCGTTGTATAGGGAACACCGTCTTTTTTAAGTTCGGACAATGTTGAAGTGCTATCAATCCGAATAACAACCCCATTATCTGCCAAGTATACATTGTTCTTGCTACCGAAGTTTGTGTCTACATCTGATTTGAATAATAACATGTCTTTTAATACCACCTTTTTATTTGTTGTGTTTGGTTGAGTTTCTTTTGGCTCATCAATACCTGAAATAATATCCTTATATAACTGGTTACGACTGATACCCCAATTAGCTAAGAATTGAATTGGATCTACGTGGTCTGAACCATGACCTGTTGCACTTGCATAGTTATGTGTCTTGATACCTGAAATATTAGAGTTATCAATCGTGTAAGATATTCCCGCTTGCTTAGCTAAGTAACGAGCCAACCAAATATATGCGGGATAGGCTTTATTGAAGTCTGCTTGTGATTTGATAGAACCCTCAACAAACTCAATTGCTCCCCAAGTCTCCCAGTTCCAATCACCACCAACGTCCCATGCACCGCCGTTCGTATGCATCACTTGGCGTATATCAACTGCACCGTTTGTAATTCCAACTAAGTGTGTATAGTTAGCTAAGTTATAATGACCAGCCAAGTAGTCACGTTCGTTCTGTACAGATGAGTTAGGATTACCTGTTGAGTGTAAATGGATTTGATGAAAGCCAGGCTGTAATTGGCTTGTGTTATATACGTATTGATAAGGGACTACAATATCTTGTTTAATTGTATATGCCATGTGATCTCCTTTAGATATAATCTTCTGGGGCAGACGTCCAATCTGTTGATGTGTTGCCTGACTCGATTTTAAGGTTGCTTAAATAGTAGTTTGTGCCAACGTCCACAGCCATGAAGAAAACTATTGCCGTAGCTAAATTGGGTATTGTATAACTGTATTTATCCCAAGATGTTGTCAACTTAGGATTAAACGTTTTAGCACCTCCAAGAGGCTCCGAGTGAAATTTAGCATTTTCCTTATCCGCTTTCGCCCAAAAACTAACTGTAACCTGCTGACCATTTAAAGCATCTAATCCTCTTTGATATAACGAATTTTGGGGACCACCATTCCACGCCACCGATGGTATACTTGTAAATACCTTTCCCTTAATTGAGTCGTTTGTAATTGACCACAAATTACCAACATTGACCCACTTATCAAGTGAAGAACCAGATGAGTTTAAGAAGTAATTCCTACCATAAACCAGCTGCCCGTTTGAATACGCCCTATCAATTGGCTTACCGTCCTTGACAAGCGCCTTACCATTTATAGTTGCCATATCAACCTCCTATAAAGTAAACACCAGTTTTATCAGGTAGTTCATCGTATTCTGCTTGCGTAACAACGTTGATGACGGCGTCTTTACCAGCTACTCCCTGAATACCTTGTATGCCTTGTTTACCCTGTTCACCCTTTTCACCTTGTGGTCCTTGTATACCTTGTTCACCAGTGTCTCCTTTGATACCAGTAGCACCTGACATATCAGTAACAAAAGTAAATTCCGTACCGTTCCACAAATATAGTTTTGCGTTGTCTGGGTCTTCAACAGTTGATGAAATCATAACAAAGTCTCCCTTTGTTAAATTGTCACTGCTCATTGACGCAACACTCGGAAACGTTTCTGCAATCGAGAAATCATTACCAGATACTCCTTGAATACCTTGAATACCTTGTGGTCCTTGATCGCCACGTTCGCCCTGAATACCCTGAACTCCTTGTGGTCCAGTATCACCATTATCTCCTTTTTCGCCTTGTGGTCCAACTTTGATGTCTAGTATTTTATCCGTGAGTTCTTGAGATAGGTTACTAAACTGTTGTTGAAATTGTTCGACAGTAATAGAAGAGATAACGTTTCCATCGATGTTAGTAGCGTTATGATGAATATTAAGTTTCAAAAAGCCATGGTCCGGATAAATTAGGGTATCACTACCATGTTCAAACCAAACTTCTATACGATAACTGCCAGATGGAAGATTGGCCAATTGTGCGCTCGTGAAAGTAATTTTTTCATCTTGCCATGTCGCTGGGAAATTAGTGAGGTAACCAACATCGTTTTGCTTGATATAAACCTTTGGTAGATAAGTGGTGTCTTTAAAAATAATACCGTTGTTCTCAGCCGTTAAATATATTGGCGTGTTATTATCTGCAAACTTTAATCCTGTTGTACTCATAGATAATGTCTTAATCATAATTACCCCTTATTGTGCCGGTACTTCAGTGGTTGTAACAAAACCTGTTTGGTTCTTAGGCGCAATTACTGATTCGGCTGCTTTTAATGCGTCATCTGATACAAGAGACTTCACAGTATCCAATGAGCCATTTGCTTTATTAGTTGCATAGGCTTGTTTAACATATGCCAATGCTTGCTCTTCTGTGAAATACTTCTCATACCCATTATCTTTAATACGCTTTAAGAAGTTTGATACGGCGTCTGATTGTTGTACTGAACCATTAGCAATAAACTCTTGCGCTTTCAAAACTACTTGGCTGGCTGTGGTTAATGCAAACTTGACACGTTCATTCTTAGCTGAAGTGGCCAATGTCTTAAACCAATTGCTAACCGTATACCCTAACCCAATAGACAATGATATGCCAACCGCTGTTTGAACTAAGCCAATGATGTTATTGATTGTCATGTGTTAATCCTCTTCTGCATTCTCAAAGTAATATAGGATTGCCTTGCGTACTGCCTCACTCTTGGTTACTCCTAATACTTCACTGATTGTTTCAAGTCTATCCTTTGTTGCTCGGTCGACTCGTACTGAAATATAAACTTGTTTGTTCATAGTCTTATCGTTCCTTTATATAGTATCATAGCTCTATTGTATCACGCAAGGACTAATATTGCAAGTAATTTGACATGCCAAGTGAGGTGTAAAAATAATTACGAAAATCTATCCGAAAAACATTTATTTTACCCGAAACTTCCCCAATAATACCCCCCGCCCAACGCTATCCAACCTTGACACCCTTGACC